ACATTAGTTGTAATGAAGTGTGCAGCTCCTCTAGTTTCACGTGCTGTAGAAGAATCACCTGTTACAGAATCATTTTCTGCAAGTAGTGATGTTTCCATATCACGCTTAAGCTCTTTCGAGGCTTTAGCTAGTTGATGGGCAAGCTCTGATTTTTTACCAGCGTTATTTACCGCTTCGTGTGTACCAGATACTTCAACTACTTTCTTCGAGATTTGTGTTTTGTTATTTAATCTTGTAGTAGCAGTTGTAGCAGCAGTACCAGCGGCAGCTCCCTCCACGTGATAGTTCGTGCCCGAAGCAGCGGTAAGTGCATCTGTCTGCCACTCAAAAACAGTGTTAGTAACAGTACCTTTACCAGCTATACTTGATAGGAACGGAGTATCCGTAGGCGAAATATCATAGATTACATCAGACAAATCCTCACGGATTGCTGTTGCATCGTATGTTTTGAAGTGCGTTGGCATTTCTTATCTCCTTAAAGCATATCATAAAATAAGGAAGCGGCATCTTTTTGTTTACCAGACTTCCTCAACCGTGTACGCTTTTTCTTTAGTTCTTCAGTAGCTGTATCTTCCTTCGATTTTCCTCTTCCGGCTTTTTGTACTTTAGGAACTTTCTTGACTGCTTTCTTCTTCGGAGCTACTTTCTTGGTTAGCTTATCAAACTCCATAGCTTTCTTAATTACTAGAACGCTACGATGGTCAGCTAATTGATTTATCTCTTCTGGTCGAAAACCTACTGAAGTAGCATACTCTTGTATGTCCTTCTTAATAGTAGAGTCTTTATCATTCCACTCAGGTAAGGCAGCTACGAGTCTAGCATATTCTTGTTGAACAAACTCTCCTCTTACTTTCTGTGCCGCAGTGTGTTGCTCTTGTTGTATTAGAGCTTGTTGCTGGGCTGCATTGCTTACTCTTTCCTGTGCATCTCTGTACTCATCCTTCTTTAGCATATAAGCGTATGGGTCTTCCTCTTTCAAGGTTTCCCAGTTTACGCTATCAAAGTCTTTCAACTTGGCTTCTTGTTGCTCTTGCAACATCTGAAGACCATTTGCGTACATTTGTCTCTCTTGCTCTAGTTGCAGACGTTCAGCCTGAATTTTTTCAGTTCCTTTACGTTGCTCTGCTAGTGCCTGAGACTTACGAGTATAGTCAGCTTGTCTTTGGTATCCGCTTTTGAGTTCATCTATATCAACCTCCATTTCCTCTCCGCCTACTTTAATAGTATACTTCAAGTCCTCTTCGGCTACTAATTCAACCTCTTCTTCGGCTTCCTCTTCCTCAGATTGCTCTGATTCCTCGGTCTCTTCTTCAGCTTGTCCCTCTTCTTCGGGGGCTTCTTCTTCAACCTCTTCAGCTTCCTTTGTTTCCTCTACCACTTCCTCGTCAACAGCGGTTTCGGTTTCCTCGTTTGCGGTTTGCTCTTGTGAGTCCCACATATTAAGGATTGTATTTGCAGTTTCTTCACTAGAACCTGCTCTTGCTCTTTCAAATCTAACTTCTTGGTTATTCTCTTCAGAACCCATTGGTCACTCCTCTCACTTAGTTAATAAATTCTTCTTGCTCCTTCTTAGCAAGTTTTCCAGTTTCAAGCACAGACTGTATATGTTGTTCTACTAGGTCCAGTGCTTTAATTGTTATATATAATCTGTCTCTTTCCACTTCTTCAGCAACTCTAGTATTTAATAAGTGCTCAATAAGTGCCTTTCTGATTGTCTCAAAAGCCTCTTTAAATAGAGGGTTATCCAACAATCGTTTTGCTTCATCTGCTCTACGCAGTTCCTCTCCCTTCTTCTTTCCCATAATTTAATCAGGCATTACCAATAGCTACTGGTCTTTCCTGCTCCCTCTCTAGTACAAGTTCCTGTTGTTTAAGTGCAAGTTCTGCTTTCTTAATTTCCAATTCCTGTGCTTTAATTTGCATCTCAACATTAGCTTCCTGTTGTTTCAACTCTAAGTTTTGCTGTGCTATTTGAGCATCTATTTGCATCTCTTGTTGTTTCAGTGCAGACTCTTGTTGTATCTTTTGCAGTTTAACTTTAATTTCCTCAGCTTTTAACTGTGCTTCCATCTGCTTGGCTTGTTCTTCTGGAGAAGGACCTTGCTGTTGTGAAACGTCTTGGTCTCCGGGGTCGGTAATAAAGTCATCTACATTCTTCATACCCATAGCTCTTATTTGTTCTGCTACTAAATTATATACATTCTTAGGTTTAAGTAGCATACCGGCTGCTGGGTGTTGTGCAATCATTTGTATTGTCTGTGCCAATCTGCCTAGGTGCATAAGGTTCATATCCTTATTACCAAATCCTAAGCCAACTTGAGCAGTACAATCTAAAGACTCTTTCCATTCTGATGGATACATTGTTATCCATTTATTATTAAGTCTTACAATTTTCTCAGGCTTTTCATATTTCTGTACCAGTTGGTATACAGAATTAGCCAAATGTTTCATACCAGTTTCTGCGAATATTCTGGCAATAAGCTCAATCTTCTGCTGTGCTGCGGTCATAACTTGACCTATACCTGTAGCAGTTTGATGAGACTTCAAAGCACCTTCAGATAAACCCATAGCGTTCTTGTTAACACCAGTGCGTTCTTCTCTAATACTGTCCAAATAACCAAGCATACTAAAAGAGTTCTGGTCCAGTTGTGGTGTCTGTAAAGGTGTTACAGCACCCGGAGTCCTAACTCTTACAATACCACCCGGTCTTGCAGTCATTAAATCATCTAAATTAGCTTGTCCTTCGACTACCTCATAACGCCCATTGTTTGTTAAATACATATTGTCTAACAAGTTACGCATTAGAGTAGTCTTAATTAGTTGAAGGTCAGAGATTAAGTCATAAATACTCAGACCGTAGAACTTATGAGGCATTGGGATAGGTGTAAGGGAGGAGAAGGGAACACTATCCACAGCCTCATTGTCAAACAATTCATCTCCAACCTTCGTTACTTTTCTTAATTCGTCAATACCGTCATTATCAAAGTCAACCCTGACATAACATTCTGTTATCCAGATACCTTCATCCAAATCACCTTCTGGTGCAGAACTTTGTTCGTGGTTAAATCTGGCAAGTCTTTCTGCTTTATAATCAGCTTCACCATTATTAAAGGCTTTGTCTATTTTAGACTTAGGGTAGCCTTGTTCTAATAATTCAGACTTGGTTCTCTTGACTCTATGACCGACAAAGCGAGCATCCTCGATTGTCTTAGCATATTTATTAATTAAAAATTCTTCTGGTGGTACAGGTTCTATCCTAACCTGTCCATCATCATATGTTCGTGAAACTACAACATCGTGTGTTATTTGTTGTGGCTGTAGAGAAATAACATCTTCACCCTCTTCAATACCACCAACTTCTGTATGTTGTTTTACTTCTATACTATCATCCATTAAGAGAGCAGTGAACTCTTCTTCGGTTAAGTTCTTATATTCTTCTCTTAATGTCTCACTGGTATCATCCCAGTAATGTTTAACAATACCATTTTTTTGTAGTAGTGCATCCTTGAACCATTGGTATATAATACTGAATCCCGGATTCTGTCGCATAATGACGTGATTAACATAATCCGTAGATTGATTTGCCATCTCAACATCTTCTGGTCCTACAGGTTCAAACCTTACAACCTTATCACCACTGGTAAATATCTTCATTAAAGATGGCATAATCCATTCTATAACATCTGCTACATCTCTAGTAACAATCTGAGACCTGCCTTCCTGCTCATTACCATACTTTTTACCATAGTATCGGTCTAGTGCATCTGAGCGTTGTGTGGTAAGTTTACCGTCTAAGTAACCTAGAGAGGATGTAATCTCACCTTCTAGGTGGGCGGCTAACTCACGCTCTGTCATTTTCTTGGACTTCGCCATAAATTATTTACCTTTATTAATTGGGTACTTCGTCTGTTTACTGGGTGGCGGACTCACTGATTTCATTATTTCTTTCAAATCTTTGATGTCCTGTGCCATCTCTTTAATAACATTCTCTAACCATATTGGGTTAAGTGCCATAATATTCTCCTCTTATACTATCCAACTTAAATCAGTCTTAGGTAATTCCTTACCCCAGACACTATCATTTCCAGTAAATACTACATCCGTTATGGCTAAGTACCTAAAGGCATCACTGGCGTGAGAAGTCCAATCGTGGACTGGCTTCTGCGACCAGATTTTTCTTTTGTCATCATAACTGCTTCTATATTGAAGTAGAGCTTCTAATCCCTTCTTAGTCTTCTCTTCATCAAACCAGCATTTGTTCAAATAAGTTCTGGTAGTTTCTATACCATCCATTACTTTCAACTTCGGTGCAACTTGGAAATCTATTCCCAAGTCAAAGGCTAGGTCTCTTCTACTTTTACCAGTAGAAAATTCTCTAACTACTATATCGTGTGGTGCAATATGAGCACCATACCTATAACCTTTTCCTTTTAATACATCTATATAGTAAGGTAAGCCTTCGTTTGAACTCTCAAAATAATCTATAAGGTGTACTGATTTTCCTACAAATTGTGCAAACCAAATTGAGGTTGCGTCAGACACGCCTAAATCCCAGCTCGTTATTACCTGCTTAGACGGGTCATAAGGGACTTTCCCCACTCGGTCTTCTTCATAAGCAGTTTCAATCTCTTTAGCATAATACGCACCTCTAAGTGCAGCA